GGTTAGAGGAGTCCGAAAATGGCTAAAAAAGAAATCGAACAGGTTGTCGAAGACGACGATCTGCTAGAGGCCAGTGATGAAGAGAAGCAGGAAGACGGAGAGCAGCTCGATGAGTTTCAAGCTGATGCTACTGGTGGAGATACTTTTAAGGGTGCCGCAACTGCGGATCCAGTAACTCCTTCTGGTGGTGGTGGGACTCGCGCGGCTGATAAGACAGCTGGTGACAAGGCTGTACCTACTGCCGTAACCAGCAAGGCTGGTCTCATCTCCCAAGTTATGGGTAAGATGAATGGCATGAGCAAGACGACTTTACAGAAACTTGCTAATGAGGTAGGTTCTGGCCAGTACGGCAAGAATAATCTACCGGCTTCTAAACCTCAATCACATGGCGACAAGACGGCAAATAAGCTGGATACTGAAGGAAAGCCCCCAGAGCAAGCTGCTCCAAAGGTTTCTGCACAAGGTGCTAAGGAAGCTGTTGGAGAGATTTTTGCTGGCGAGGATCTTTCTGAAGAGTTTACCGAAAAGGCAGCCACTATTTTCGAAGCAACTATTAATGCTAAGTTAATTGAAGCTGCTGCTCACATGGAAGAGCAACACAAGCAAACGCTTGAGGAGCAGAAAGAACAGTTTCGCACTGAGCTCACAGACCGTGTCGATGAGTATCTCGACTACGTTGCTGAAGAGTGGATGAAGGCGAACGAAGTTGCCATCGAGAATGCACTCACAGTTGAGATTGCTGAGTCATTTATTGGCGGTATTAAGCAAATTTTCGAGGACAACTATCTTAGTGTTCCAGAGGAAAAGGTTGACCTGGTCGATGAGTTGACAGGCGCAACTAAAGAGCTTGAAGAAAAGTTGGAAGACATAACCAAGTCTAATATAGAAATTAAAGGTGAGAAGGATGAACTAGAGCGGTTCCGCATGTTCACCCAGGCTTGTAATGGTCTTACTTTGTCTCAAAAAGACAAACTGAACCAACTTGCAGAAGGCCTAGAGTATGAAAGCAATGAGGACTATATGTCCAAAATTGAACTCTTGAAAGAGCATTACTTTAATACGAAGAAATCAGTCGTGACTGACGCAGAGGACCTGAATAGCGATCCTGTTGAAGTTGATCAAGAGGTTCCAAAAGCTGGTCCCATGGCTGCGTATTCGCAAGCGATCTCAAGAACTATTCGTAAATAAATAATAGAAAGACCCAAGGAGGGAGTCAATCATGTTAAATGAAGAGCTACTAAGAAAATGGCAGCCCATTCTTGAGCACCCGGATCTCCCAGAGATTCAAGATTCGCACAAGCGTGTTGTTACGGCCGCCCTTTTAGAAAATACGGAGCATGCTCTACGTGAGCAGGCTGCGTTTGCACCACAGAGTTTATTGGAGGCCGCGCCCGCTAATGCGATGGGTGCTTCTTCTAGTACTGCTTCTGCTGGTTCAGTTGATATTTACGATCCAGTCTTAATTAGTCTGGTTCGTCGTGCAATGCCAAATCTAGTTGCTTATGACATCATGGGCGTACAGCCAATGACAGGTCCTACCGGACTTATCTTTGCGATGCGTTCACGTTATACCAACCAGACTAGTACAGAGACGTTCTACAACGAAGTCAACACTGCATTTAGTGTTGATAAAGACGACCATGCAAATTCCGCGATCGGTGATGCAGCCCAGAACCTGGGTGATTCACCTGCCGATGGTTATTTGAACTCTACCAAGTCTAACCTAGAGCTCTACAACTTTATGAGTGGTATGACTACTACTCAGTCAGAGCGTCTTGGTGACGGCGCGGCTAATGCTATCCCAGAGATGGCCTTCAGCATTGAGAAGATTGCTGTGACAGCACTGTCACGCGCTTTGAAAGCTGAGTACACGATGGAATTAGCACAGGATCTTAAAGCCATTCATGGCCTAGATGCTGAGACCGAGCTAGCCAATATCCTTTCCACTGAAATCTTAGCTGAAATCAACCGTGAGTTGGTTCGTACAGTTGGTACGATTGCTAAGGTCGGTGCCCAGGAAGGTACGACTACGGCTGGTAAGTTTGACCTTGACACCGACTCTAACGGTCGTTGGATGGTTGAGAAATTTAAGGGCCTTATGTTTGCGATCGAGAGAGAAGCAAACGCTATTGCCCGTGGCACTCGTCGGGGTAAAGGTAACCTGGTTATTTGTCGTTCAGATGTTGCATCTGCTCTACAGATGGCTGGTGTTCTTGATTACACCCCCGCACTTAACTCTAATAACCTAGCCGTTGATGATACTGGTAGTACTTTTGCTGGTGTTCTTAATGGTCGGATGAGAGTTTATGTAGATCCATATGCCGGAGACAACTTTATGGTTGTTGGTTATAAGGGCTCAAGTGCATTCGATGCTGGTCTATTCTACTGCCCATACGTTCCACTACAGATGGTCCGTGCGGTAGGCGAGAATACCTTCCAGCCAAAGATTGGCTTCAAGACTCGTTACGGCGTAGTTGAGAATCCATTCGCTCGCGGTACTACTGCCCTTGCGGCAACTGGTGCCCTGGCTGCTGATACTAATGAGTATTACAGGAAGGTAGCTATTAATAACCTCATGTAGTAATAATTGAGGAATAACACACTCTGAGGGGGCATAATGCCCCCTCTTTTTTTTGGATAAATAGTCCATGATAATAAGGAGCACTGTTACTACTCAAATATATTATTATCGGCCAGACCATACTTGGTTACTACAAGAGTTTGTTTGGCAATGTAGAGACATCGTGCCTGAACTTCCGAGAGTTCATAAGTTTTTAAATTTTTGGTATGAAGAAATAGATGCTACTATAAATCAAGTTAATGTAGTATACACAAGTAGAGAAGGGTCTTATAGGATTTTAAATGGCAGCTTTAACTACACAACCAACTAATCCACAATTTTTATCACCTCTAGGTTTTGATTTCCGTATTCGGAAACTACCTAATGTGAATTATTTTGTCCAGTCTATTAATCTTCCTGGAGTACAGTTGGGAGAAGCAGTACTCCCTACACCCTTTATTGCTATTCCTATTCCAGGAGACCATATGACATTTGGTGAACTTACAGTTACGTTTAGGGTTGATGAGAATATGGAAAATTATATTGAAATATTTAATTGGCTTCAATATCTTGGGTTCCCAGAAAGTTTTAATCAATCGAAAGAGTTATATGATCAAGCAGGACTGAAAGGGTTATCAGGACCACAAGATGTTCAAAGAACAGGAAGGACCTTAGGAGAGGGACCGACGAGCGATTGTACGTTGACTGTCTTGAATTCTGCATCAAAACCTAATATATCTATTGATTTTCAAGATGCTTTCCCTACATCTATATCAGACTTACAATTTGATACAAGGATGGCAGATGTTGAATTTTTAGAAGCAACAGCGAATTTTAGATTCAGGCAATTTAAAATATTTAAAATTTCTGGCAGTGGGAATGCTAACACTTCGGTAAGGATTGCTGGTTGACTTCAGTGTAGTTTAGAGCTATATTATGTATTGGAGGTGAGCAATGTCAATAGATGAGTTATTTGAGTTATGGAAAAAAGACAGTGAGATCGATCGAAGTGAACTAGGTGAAGCATCCGCAGTAATCCCACAACTCCATTACAAGTACTATAAGATATTTGCTCAGGAGAGATTGAAACTGAGAAAGCTCGAGGCTGATTATAAGGTTCTGTATAAGGACAAGTGGAGTTATTTTCAAGGGATAATGCCGGAAGAAGATTTAGAGGACAGGGGGTGGGAACCAAATCCATTAAGGATATTAAAATCAGATCTTGGTGTTTATATTGATAGCGATAAAGATATAGTCACACATAATATGAAAATTGCATATCAAAAAGAAAAGATTGATTTTTTAGAAAGTGTGATAAAGACTATTAACATTAGAGGATTTCATATAAAGAATGCAATCGATTGGGAAAAGTTTAAAGTCGGCATATAAAATCTGTGAACCAGATTATGTAGATGAACATAGTAAAGTTTTAGATAAACTAATGTTTGATGTTAATTTTAAACGAGTAGATAAAATTGATAGAGGATCGTATGTTCATAATTACCATCGGCCGTATGGTAAATTATTAGGACCAACTAGAGATAAAATTCGAACTGTATTAGAAGTAGGTATATGGACTGGAATGGGATTGCTTACATGGGCAAAGTATTTTCCTAATTGTAAGGTCGTTGAAGGTATTGATAATACATTTCGATATGAACGTAAAATTAAGAGACTTTTTACTGATCCAGATTCAGATAAAATAAGATTAAATTGGTGTGATACTACTAGTACTGAACTCGTGCACGAACATTTAAATCCATACAAATATAATAAGTATTTTGATGTTATATTTGATGATGGTAACCATTTTGGTAGTGTACAAAAAGCTACCCTAATAAATCTTTGGTCTATGTTGAAGCCAGGTGGTACATATGTTATTGAGGATATAAATGACGAATATGAA